ATGTCATGTAGAAGTGATACCGAAACTTATCTCAATATGGAATTGCTGCCAGAGGCAGAGGAGATGGCAAAGCTCTTAAAAGAAATGCCGGTAGAAGCACAAAAGGCAATGTTCAACCAGATGATCGGAATGAAGATCATGGAGCAGATTTATGATCCTGGTGGTGATAAGCGATCAGCATAGGAGGTGGAAATGTTTTTAAGAAAGGAAAAAGAAACGCCTGAGCAGGTACAGGTTGTGATTAAAGAAGGGAACACCTCTAATACCTTATATATGGGAATCCCCGAAGGAATAGCCTTTGTTTCACGCCTATTACAGTTGGGAGCGTTTAAGGTAGAGGTTACGCGCTCCCCGAAGTTTACGGGGAATCTGGATGATCTACTAAAAGAATTGACATCTGGAAACATTGAACACAATTCCGAACGGGCTACCAAAGAACTTGCGAATAGTGGGCAAAGGCATAATGAACGGTCTAACTTTTACAATATGGTATCAGAGCAGTATGGAGAGCTGAGAAGAATAGACGCTATCGGGATTGTGGATTCCTTGAATAAGCAACATATTTTTGAATCCATTATTAAAAATAGTGAGGATAAAACTTGGGAAGCTTCTCTTTATATAGCGGCAATGCTGAGAATCATGGGTGAAGTTATCAGAAATATCGATTATGATACCTTAACGCCAGATGAAAGACGTATGCTGGGCGGGAATTTCATAAAAGACCTGGAAGGGCTGAAACGATATCTGGGAATAACAGCAGAGGCCCCATAGAGGGGCCGGGAATTTTACAACTATCATAAGATGAGGCCAGCAAGCGCGATAAGAGAAGTAACAACCCAAGGAATCCAAAAAAGCCTTTGATTATGTAAATATTCGTTGATATAGGCGCTCCCAGCATATGAGGAAATTAAGTGAATGCCATGAGTATTGTTAAAACTGCCGAGAGTATCAGATTTTTCATAGCGACGCAATTCATTAAGTTCGTCCAATTCGAAAGAGGCGCTGCAAGTATACTCAATTAATCCACTATTTTTAAGAAACTCAATAGTGTTTAAAAATCGTTTTGAAAAGAATTGTTTCCGATATTGGAAAAATGGGAATGTAGGCTTGAAACGAAATTTCTTAGAGAATTTCGCCACTAAATCATCATAGCCAATAAAGGGGTGGCTGTCGATGCAGTATAGAATGTCAAAGCATTCTTTGGGAAGTTTCATAAAATTCCTCCGTCATATGTACTCGGCCTGGCGGGGCCTGTAAGTACATTATAAACGGGAGGGGAAGAAAAGGCAACATGATGGACAATCAGTACCACATAAGATAGACAAGGAGGTGGTCTGTATGCCAAAAAGAAGAACTGTACCAATCGAGCAGGGAAATGTGGTACTAACGGTAGTCAAGAACGGCGCAAAGGTGTATTTCTGTGACGATTGCTGCCGGGATAAGACGGAAGAGGAAGTACAGGAAATCTTGCAAAGGACGGCTGATGAATTACTCCCCAGGCTGCGAGCCGAGCACGAGCGCAGGCTGCGAGCCGGGACAGCTACAAAATAACAGGCCCGCCGCAAGGCGGAGCCGGTGGACAAGCCGAGGAGGATAATGTGAAAAGCGCATGGATGTCGGAGCAGGGGAAAGACCTGCTGACCAAGGGTGAATATACCCAAACCATTGAAATGACCGAAAAACAGAACGTAAACCTGAATCTGCTGGCCTATAAGGCCGGATATAGTAACCCCAAGGAAATGCTGGAGACGATGATAGGCGATCTCACCGGATGGGGAGAGACAAGCCCCTGCCCGGAGACTATGCGGCAGTGGTACGCGGACGCCCACGAAGAATCGCTGAAAACATATCATTTTCGCTTCTATCTGTACAACTACGACTACAACATGGAGCATCTGAACGATATGCTCTCTGACATGAACCAGTTCGAGGAGGACTACCAGAATTATCTTGATGAGAGCGACGGAATGATCACGGAACCGTGGGAGCGCTGCCTGGAGGTCGCCCGGGAAATCTATAATGAGGGAGGGTTCAACTGATGAAATCAGCGAAATTCTGGCGCAAGCAGTTTTACGCCGCATGGCACGACGCGGAGTTCTGGAAGAGTTGGACCGTTGGCCTTGCCCTGATCAACCTGTTTTTGTCGGCCACAATCATCTATCTGTTATATTTTTGGAGGTGACAGCATGTACATAATCGCGCACGAGCCTGATATCGGTATGATCAGGTTCTACAAGGGTAAGGAAAACGGAGAAAATCTGTTCACAAGCGGCGTGGGAGCAACAAAATATGCCATCAAATACAAAACTTTTGCCGGAGCTGAGAAGGCGACAAAGGAATTGAGGGAATTGCCGGGAGGTAAAAAGGCCAGATTGTTCATTATGCCGGAGGAAGTCTATGTGGCGTACGAAGAATGGGCTGATCGGCAGGCCACAAAGTTAAGAAAGGAAGCTGGAATAGAGTGAGAAAAGACTGGTATCGCTGCGAGGGTTGCGGCTGTAGGCTGGACCCGGGAGAAGGGCGCATGTGCGATGAATGTCGTGAGGTACAGAAGATCAGATACAACCAGATCAAGGCCGAAAAAGACGGCCAGTACCGCATGATCCTGGCACATGCTTCAAAATGAAGGAGGCCCCAGCGATACGCGGAATATCACCAGGGCCGGAAAAGTTACTACAATTAATATACCCCAAATCGCGGATTTTTTCAAGGAGAATTTCATGAGAATTATCAACATAATCAACCTGAAAGGCGGGGTTGGTAAGACCACCACCGCCATGGAAATGGGATACATATTACATCATAAGTACGGGTACTCCGTGCTGCTGGTGGATAACGATAAGCAGGGCAATCTTAGTAGGGGAATGGACCTGTACACAGACAGCGGCATATGCCCAACGGCCCGCCTGCTGTCAGGGGAGCCAGTGCAAGACCTGATCCACCACGACGGCATAGACACCATAGCCGCCAACATGTCCCTGCTGACCGTTATCCACCGCCTGACCTCAAGGGGGCAGATCGTAACCAGCAGTTATCAAAGCCTGCGGAAAGCCAGGACCCAGGACGGGAAGCCATACGACTACGTGATCATTGACAACCCCCCGGACCTGGGGATCAACGTGATTAACGCCCTGATGGTCACCGACGACGTGATCATCCCCACCAAGATAGACCAGTGGGCGCTCGAAGGGCTGGATATCATCGGGGACCAGATCGCGGAGATCAAGCAGGTAAACCCTGGAATCCGCCTGGCGGAGGCATTGATAACCATGTACCGCAATACACCGGCCTGCGATGCCGGATTAGATTGGCTCCATAAGCACAACTACGGCGCTTTCGACACCGTGATCCGTTATAGCGAAAAGGCTGCGGAGTGCACCTTCTTCGGACAGTCCCTCCAGGAGTACAGTCCCAGGAGCGCAGCAGCCGTATCTTACCGCCGGTTCGTGGCGGAATATCTGAGGGGGACAAGCCAGTGAAGGGAATCATAACAGAGTATGACAATATCTGTGCCTGCTGCGGGAAACCTGCGGAAGCAGAACATCACTTGATTTTTGGAAAATCAAGAGACTTTTCGGAGGAAAACGGCCTGAAAATCCCATTGTGCCACAAGTGCCACAATATGGGGAAAACCCTGGAACGCATCCACGATAATTCCATGGCAGAGTGGCTATCCAAAGTTGTAGGACAGCTCGGATGGGAAAAACATGCGGTAGCCAGTGGCATGACCGAGAAAGAGGCGCGGGAAGCGTTTCAGCAGTGCCACGGTGAGAATTATCTTTAGGAGGCAATAAGCATGGGAAAGTGGTCCGTAATGGAATTGATCGGCATATCTGCCGACGACGAGCAAGATTTTCAGGAAATTATGCTCTCCCCTTACGAGGTGGAAGCATCAGAAACCAATTTCTACAGTCAGGAAAACATCGAAGAGCTGGCGGACTCAATTCGCATGGTCGGCCAGCAGCAACCGACGGTACTGGGTCGCGTGGATGGCGTCTATAAGATCATCAGCGGTCACCGTCGCAATCTCGCCAATATCCATAATATCGAAACCGGGGCCTTCCCCCGTGATTATCAAGCAAAATATCTCTACAAGGACATGACCCCGGCCATGCTGGAGCTGTCCCTGATCGTCGGCAACGCCTTCAATCGTCGCCTGACCCCCTACGAGGAGACGGAACAGGCCGCGCGCCTGAAAGCTGCGCTGATCCGCGCCCGAGACGAGGATGGGCTGGAGATCACCGGGAAACTGCGAGACGTGGTAGCCGACATCCTCCAGACCAGCCGCACGAAGGTAGCGCGCATGGACAAGATCAACAACAGTCTGGAACCGGAGGCCCGTGAACAGTTCAAAGCTGGGAAACTGGGGAAATCTGCGGCCTATGAGACGGCGAAACTGCCGGAGGAAGAGCAGCGCCAGATCGCTGCCCAGGCCGCAGCCGGAAAAGCGGTCAAACACAAGGAGGTTGCGGAGAAGGTGGCCGAAAAGAAGGCTGAACAGGCCGCAGCCCGCGCCGAGAAAGCCGCCAAGAAAGCGGAAGCAGCTCAGACAGCCGCCGCCCAGGCAGGACTCCAGGCAGAGCGCGCAGCGGAAAGCGCCGACACCAGCGCAACACTGACATCTGCCCACATGAATCCGCCGGAACCTGCTGAACAGCAGGAATGGACTACCAGGGATTGGGCAATCTACCACCTCCGGGAGCTGATGGGCGTGGCAAGCTATATTACAGAGGATGATCTGATCGTATTGCAGGACATTTTAATGGCCGCGACAGGGAGGCGAGACAATGAACGATGCTAAACTGCGGGGCGCAATTACTCCCCGCGAAATTTCACAACTGCGGGCCAGACTTAGAGTAGGCCAGAAGATTCCTTGCCGCATTGAAATTGCCTGTTTTGGGCGCGGCGAGCGCGAACGCTTCTTCGAGGAGGCAATCCGCAAGCTGCCGGTCAAGCGCAAGTATCGCCACATTGTGGAGGTATCCGGCATGGGGATATACAGGGACACCACCATATCATACGCGGAGCTTGCCCTTCTGCTGCGCGCAGAGGGGAGAAGAATATAGGAGGCATGTATGGGATTTGAAGTATTTGACCGCTACGAGTGTGACGGTCAAATGGAACTGACAGAGCCGCCGATGAAAAAGAGCGAGTTGCAAGCATACCTGAAAGGATTCCGCCGGGATGGAGAGGTAGCGGTGGTTGTAGTGGACTCACGGGGACGTAACCGCTACCCCGTCCGCCGTACAATGTGTGTCACAGATATGGGTGATCCGGTAATCATCATCGATGTGGGGAACCCGGAAAATCTGGACACCGAAAACCTGGAGCACACGGACCTGTCAGACCAGATGCAGCTCGATCTATTGGGAGAGGAGGAACGGACCAATGGTAAGCATTAATATGGAAATGCCAGCTGCGTGCAGCAAATGCAGCCTGTACGAATCGGGAGGACACAACCAGAACGGGCCATATGATGGAGCCTGCTATCTTGCCAAGCGTTGCATGATGGGACATAAGGTAACCCAGGGTAGGCCATTATGGTGCCCGCTAAAGCCAGCGGAGGGAGTGCCGGATACAATGGATCGCTGCTACCTGGGAAGCCCGTGCAGGTTTCAGACGCCAGTATTTAATAATTCACGGATTTAGGGGATTAAGAAGATGGTTGACGAAAAGATGGTATTGCGATTGTATTGCCGTACAACCGTAAACATAATGAATGCTGGTCACGATATAATTCCGTCCACTGTGGTCGCGGATATTTGCGGCTGTAGCCTGTATAGAGCACGAAAGATTATTAAGAAATTGGTTGATATGGGCCTATTAGAATCTGCCGGTGAAGGTGGATGGGATGAGGAGCAACCCTATATCATGCGGGGATACAGGTTGACAAGGCAGGGACGAAAGAGCAAGCAATATGCGAAAGCGCAGTGGGATGAAGCTAAGATATGCTCAAAGTGTTTCGGTGGAGGAAGTCCATACAGCTATTTTAAGGGTTTTAGAAGTGGCACGGATTTAACCGAGGAAGGAGAAAAAAATGCGCAGAATGACCGTGAAAAAATCAACGGAAGAAATGAACATGACCGAGCTGGCCTATAACTGCATGTATGCCAAGGATGGATGGGCATGGTACAGGGATTTTGAGACCGATATGGATTTGCGGGACTTCATCAGGAAATACAACGTCGCCGCTGGCGGAACCCCGCTATCGGAAGATAACGATGAGCTTGGCGAGGAGCTGCTGGACGATCTGCAATATGGCATCGATTATGCCCCGGGACGCGTAGCATTAATGTACCGTCTCATGTGGGCGTTTACTGATATGAGGGAAGCGCTCATGAGGTATGAGGATACCGGCCTTACGCCGGATCAGATTGAGGCGCTGTTAGAGGAGCAGAGCAACCGTAATTGGATTCCGGTTAAGGAACGGTTGCCAATTCCAATCGAAACGGTATTGACAAGTCATGAGGATGGGGGAATAGGATATTCTTACTATTCCGGCGAAAAGGGATGGTTTTGCGCAATTAACGATGAAGCGCATGTAACTGATGTGGTGGCCTGGATGCCGCTGCCGGGACCATACTGGACAGCAGATTAATCGGGAAAATCGTTATTTCCAGGAGGAATAAATAATTGGAAGAGGAACGAAAAAAAATAGATTATAACGTGTTAGAGTCGAGATTATGCGGCATGATGGAACCGCTGGAGGATGCTTTAGAATTTTTCGAGTTATATCTTCCCGATAGTTTACCGGAGAATATCAAAACAGAGGAGTTTTGTGACGATTATCAAAGGGCGTTAAATCGGTTAAAGTATGAATCCTTGAAGCATTTACCAATTAAGCCCAAAATAGAAAAATTGAAAAGGTTCGATTATCATTCCTGCGGAGGGTGTGGAAGAGTATTGAGTGTAAATGATAAATACTGTCCCGCCTGCGGAACAAAAATAAAATGGGAAACTATTTAGGTGTTTAACTAAGTTAGCATTTGTGGCATTGGCGAACCCAGCGGCGACATAGGCCGCCTGCAAGTAGTCATGTAAGTCCACACTATTAGCATTTTGGAGGTCGAGATGATAAGGTTTTCGGCCAGAAGCCAGGAAGGGGAAGTGAAATGAAATCAGGATTTGGTTATGTAAGGTGTCGTGAAGTCCTCAAATATAGGGCGGAAGAGTACAATAAATCATGTGAAGATATTAGTGCACAGGAAAAATTCAAGGCAATATGTGAGTACGCTCGTGCTTGTGGCATTATTGGATTTGAAGAATATATGTACCTGACTGCTAATATTGAATTTGGTGAACAGGTTGACCCAAGACATTACGAAGCGTAAAACTCGGAGAAAATTAGGATTTTGAAAGGGGATAACCGATGAAATGTAAATACTGTGAATCTGAAATGCGTTTAGATGATAAAGATTCGTATATTGGCAAGGGTGGAGTGTGTGTGGTTCGTAAATATTTGTATTGTGATAATTGTGGAGCTTCTGCATATGAAGAATTGGCTTCTGGAAAATCTGAGATTCTTGAATTTTATCCGCCAGAGTGTACTTGATTGAACTGATATGATTGGAAGGAGGGCGAGATTGTGGAGAAACATTATTGTGATGTTTGCGGCGCAGAGACGCTGGCGGGCTACCGGAAGATGGTGGTTGAGATAGAGCAGATCTTGGAGGGCGCCGGGGTGGAAGATCTGTGTTGCAGTTGCCAGGATATGGCTAGGCAGATTGCCTGGGGGGATGTTGTGCGGGCGGCCATCCAGCGCGCGGGGAATACGGTATGAGACGCCGGGAGTCCAAGGCCATCCGGGCCGACAAGGCAATGGCGTTACGGGCCAAGGCAGCCACCGCTGCGGAGGCGCTGCGGGAACCGCCGCCGGATACCTGGTCTGCCACAATGCCGGCGTACTGCTATACGGTGTTGTGTTCAGACCCAGAGTTACGGCAGCCACCAGAAGGAGTGAGATGATGGAGAGAGTAAGGCCCATAGAGGTGCAAGCGATATGCTTGATTTGCCGGAATCGATATCCGGTCGGGACGCCGCGGTGCAGCTGCGGAGGCAGGCTGTATAGAGGAGTGATGTAAAATGGAAAAGACGGAAAATGAACAGAAAAAAGAGTTTCTGATGAGCTACCAGCTGGCCAAGAGAGACGTAACCAGACTGGAGGAGCAGCTGGCAGAGCTGAGGATCGGCAAGATGTCACCAGGCTGCGAGATCGGGGACGGCCTGCCGCACGCCCACAACGCCACGGATCTGTCCGGGTATGCGGCGAAGGTGGATGAGTTGGAGCGGGAGATCGTGGCGGCGCGGTATCGGCGGATATGTGCGTTTGAGCTGGTGCGGAATTGTATCGAGTCTCTGGAGGATGAGCGGGAGAAGCTGCTGCTTACATATCGGTATATCCGCGGAATGAAGTGGGAGAAGATTGCAGTTAAGATGGAGTTGACTTGGAGGCACACTCTAAGAGTTCATCGAAATGCTCTGAAAAATTTGAAAATGTCATAGTATGTCATATTAGTGATGTGCTATACTATAAGCAGTAAATTGGGTCCACCGGATATGGCGGGCCCTTTTTCATACTCATTTTGCATTCCCCACCGGGTGAAACTTAGACCGGCGGGGCCTCCTTTGGCAAAAATGAGATGGATTTTTAGGAAGCAGCGTGTTATGGTAATAAATAGGAGGGTAATTGTAAATGAACGAAATAAAAAATGTTGAGACGTTAGTGTATTGTTTGAATAAATCTTTTATTGAAACAGAAAATAATTTAAGGTGTTTGACATCTGATGATGAGAAGGAGGCATATTATTATGTCTCTGATATGGTACATAGAATTATAGATTGTTATGATCGTGTACCCGTCGAGAAATATGATGAACTAGAAAAAGGTGTGGTATCTGGACTACGATTTGTAAATAACTGCCTGAAACATAATCCATCATTAAAGTATATACACTGGTGCGAATCAGAGGCAACTACTCTGCCAATCTTAATGGATGGAAAGACAAGCTCTTACTGTCATAGATGGAGTGATTTAGATTATGTGAAATTGGATGGTAAATTACAGAGCCAGTCATTAAAGCAGCAGCAGAATTATAATGCGTATTGGAAGGGAAGGGTTGTATTATATACCTTTAGATACCTTGTGTGCAGAATTATAAAAAAACATATGATATTAAATAATATCCCCTTTCAAGATGTATATATTTTAAAATATTCGCTTGGTCAAGAATGGAGTAAAGTTTTTACTAATAATAAATTTGATAATGAAAAATGAAAGAGTGACTTCGTTCTTAAAAGAGACAACTTGCTGTCTCTTTTTCTATACCCGAAACAGCCAGATAGGAAGGTGAGGTGATTGGCTAACAATGAAAATCTAAGGCCAGTGCGAACCACGAGTGAAGCAAGAGAACGTGGCAGGAATGGCGGGAAGGCTTCTGGAAAGTCCAGGAGGCGGAAGGCAGCATTCCGTGAGACCCTGAACCTACTGCTGACGCTTGACATAGATGATGATGAATGGGCACCGCTCCTGCGGTCACTGGGGCTTGACTGTACGCTTGAAACTGCCCTGAACATGGCAATGATTAAAGCTGGCCTGACAGGCAACGTGAAGGCGTATGAGGCCGTTGCTAAGTACGCCGGGCAGTCGCCGCAGACGGAGGCAGACGACGAGGAGCAGCAGATCCGAACGGATCGGGCGCGGCGTGCCAGGGATCTGGAGGTTGGTGATACAGATAATAGTGATGGGATCCAGTCTTTCTTAAAAGCCATGCGGCCGACGGAGGAAGAGCTGAATTCTTTATTTACGGAACAGGAGGGCGGGGACGATGCCGAAGAAACAGAAGAAGCCGACAACGTTTAAGTTTGCTCCATTTTCTGATCAACAGAAGCGCCTCATGCACTGGTGGCGTCCAGGACTTCGGTCTGCGGAATGTGATTATGTGATCGCAGACGGATCCATCAGATCCGGCAAGACAATCGCCTGCATTATTGGATTCCTTACCTGGTCGCAAGAGATGTATCAAGGAGAGTCTTTTATCCTGGCCGGTAAAACCATGGGAGCACTCAAAAAGAACGTGGTAAAGCCCATGTTGCAGATTATGGAGGCTTGGGGCTGGCCTTATGATTATGTTCGGTCAGGGTCGGAACCGCACATAGACATCGGCAGCAACACCTACTATCTGTTCGGCGCCAACACAGAAGCTGCGCAAGATTCTCTGCAGGGCCTGACGGCTGCCGGAGCATATGCGGACGAGACGGCACTTTTTCCGCAGTCGTTCATTGATCAGATGATCGCTCGGTGCTCCGTGTATGGCCGGAAAATCTGGTTAAACTGCAATCCGCAGGGGCCGCACCACTACATCTATGAGTGTTACATCGTACCGGAGGCAGCAAAGGAAAAGGGCGTTTACCATCTGCATTTCACGATGGACGATAACTTGTCTTTGCACCCAGACATCAAAGCTGGGTATAAGCGGGCGTGGCCAGTCGGGAGCGTGTTTTATAAGCGTTTTGTATTGGGCCTCTGGGTGTCGGCTGACGGCTTGATTTATCAGCAGTTCGCTGATAATGTGAGAGATTACCTTGTCGGCCCAGAATGGCTGAAAGATAACCAGATCATGTATGCAGTAATTGGCGTTGACTTTGGCGGCACGAAGTCAGCGCATTCTTTTACCCTGACGGGGTTTACGAAGGGCTTTAAACAGGTGGTTGTCCTGGACGAGTATTACCGCAAGAAGCGGATCAATCCAAAACAACTGCAGGATGACTTTGTGGACTTTGTGAGGCGGGCGCAGGCCAGGTACAAGGTCTATGAGGCATACTGTGACAGCGCGGAGCAGACACTGATTAGCGGCCTGGAGATGGCCTGTATTCAAGCACATGTGGCAATCGACATCAAGAACGCAATCAAAGGGCCAATCAATGATCGGATCGCCTTCTACAATAGCCTGATTGCACAGGGCCGTTGGAAGGTTATGAAGCATTGTAGTCACATTATCGAGGCGTTTGAGCAGGCCGTGTATGATGATAAAAAGCCACACCAGGACATCCGTCTGGACGACGGCCTGATGAACGTGGACAGCCTGGACAGCACGGAATACAGTACAGAGAGCGTGCAGGAGGATATCCTGTATGTCGCGGCATAGGAGGTGATGGCATGGGAGCCATACAGACGTATTTACAGAAAAAGCGGAAGTTCGGCGGCGTGTCAGACGCCACCTACAACCACATCGATGAGTGGTTGGCGTGGTACCAGAACAGTGTTCGCAAGTTCCATATCTACTGGATCTATGACGGAATTCAGAGCAAAAAGTGCGAACGGTACAAGCTTGGAATGGCCAAGAAGGTGTGCGAGGACTGGGCTAACCTGTTGCTGAATGAGAAGGTGGCGATCAAGGCCGGGGCATTCGACAAGCGGCTGAAGGAGATTTTGGAGATCAACAATTTCCATGTGCGAGCCAATCAGCTGATTGAGATTGCCTATGCATTAGGGACCGGTGCCTTGGTAGAATACCGGGACGCTGCTGATCAGCCGATCATTGATTACATACGCGCCAACATGATTTATCCATTGTCTTGGGATAATGGCGATATTACCGAGTGTGCTTTCGGCTCCGTTAGGGCTGTGGATGAGAAAGAACGGATATACCTTCAGATCCACCGAAAAGGGATTCCGGGTGATGGTGAGAACCCGAATCTGTACTACATCGAAAATAAGTACCTGGATTCCGAAACGGGTGACGAGGTGGCGCTCCCGGAGGATATCGAAGGGATTGTGGCAACAGGGTATGACCGGCCGCTGTTCCAGATCATCACGCCGAACATTTGCAACAACGTGGATCTGGACAGCCCAATGGGGATATCGGTGTTCGCGAACGCTATCGACCAAGTCAAGGGCTGTGACCTTGTGTACGACAGCTACATGAACGAGTACGTTCTGGGCCGCAAGCGAATCCTGGTGCCATATTCACAGGCGAAGATTCTGGCAGAGCAGGATGGAACCCGGCAGCCAGTATTCGACCCGAACGATTCCGTATATTTCGCGTTGCCAGGTGACCGCCAGGATGACATGAAACTGACGGAGGTTGACATGTCCATCCGGGCGGCAGATCACGAACAGGGGCTCAATAAGGCGCTGGATCTGATGTCCCTGAAATGTGGCATGGGAACCGGCCGGTATAAGTTTGAGAGCGGCGGGGTCAAGACAGCTACAGAGGTGATCAGCGATAAGTCCGACCTGTACCAGAACCTCCAGAAAAACAAAACGCCGGTGAAGGCCGCGCTGGTTGCAATGGTCAAGGCGCTGGCCTTCCTGGAAACGGGAGCCGACCAGCTGGAAGTCAACGTGGATTTTGATGATTCCATCATCGAGGATACGAATACCACCGTGGACCGGAACATCAAGCTCGTTCAGGGCGGCCTGCGGTCAAAACTAACAGCGATCATGGAGATTAATAAGTGCAGCGAGGCCGAGGCTAAAAAAGAGTTGGAGCGGATTGCGGAGGATGGCCAGATCACCGGCCAGGATATAGACTGGACCCAAGGTGACGAAGAAAAAGAGGGCCAGGAGGACAATCTGGAGCCGGATGGAGAAGATGAGGAGGCTGAGGCATAATGGGCTTGTTGGACAATCAGAGAGCTGCTGAAGGTATAGACGGCCTGTATATGGATCTGGAAGCGCGGCTTATGCAGAACATTGTCCGGCACATCCAAAATTATGACCAGCCGATCCCAACGGATGAATGGTTGTTACAGAAGCTGGCTGAGATCGGCCGCCTTGACCGTGAAAACCTTCGGATTATCGGTGAGATGGCTGGAATCAGCAATACCGCAGCACAACGAATGCTTGAGGAGATGGCCGATAAGGTTACGGCAGAATTGGAGCCTGGGTTTCAGTATCTTTCCCGCCAGGGGATTGTTGGTGAGGCCGTGACAGCTGCTAAAAGCAGGAACGTCAAGCAGGTCATGAAGAATCTGCGCAAACAGGCCAAGGATACATTGAACCTGTGCAACACCACGATGTTGTATAAGGCGCGGGAGGCATATAAGACGTTGGTGCAGCGTACGGCGGACCTAGCAGGCGAGGCAATTAATCGGCAGGAACTTCTGGATACACTCAACCAGAATGCTTCCGCTGCTATAATCGGAGGCCAGTCCAGAGCACAGGTGGTCCGCCAGTGTATTCGGGAATTTAACGCGAAGGGGATTCCGGCTTTTGTGGATCGCCGTGGCCGGGAATGGACACCGGAAGCCTATGTCAACATGGCAATGCGGACAACCTCAGGCAGCGTGGCAAGCCAGGTACAGATGGCCCGCTGCGAGGATTACGGTATCGACCTGGTGGAGGTTGACAGCCATTCCGGAGCACGGCCTAAGTGCGCCAGGGACCAGGGGAAGATATTTGACAGGGCCAATAAGTCCAGCAAATATCCGCACTGGAATACATCCAGCTATGGGGAACCGGACGGCCTCCTGGGAATTAATTGTGGACACCACATCTACCCATATATCGAAGGTGTGTCGATCCGGCGGTATTTTCCCACGGAGGACCTGGAGGAAAACGACAAGCTGTATCAGCAGGTACAAGTTCAGCGTGGTCTGGAGCGGGCCGTGAGAAAACAGAAAAGGGAGTGTATGCTATATGATGAGCTGGGAGACAAGGAGGCATTTGAACAGGCCGCCGTGAAACTAAAGGGAAAGGAGGCGCAGCTGAAACAGTATGTTGTCGGAAACGATCAGCTTCACCGTCGCCGTGATCGGGAACAGGTGGTAGGGTTCGACAAGCGGATCAGTTCGGAAGCTGTTTCGGCCAATAAACAGTACCAGAAAGAAGTGGCAGGTAAGGTAGACGAAAGCCGGATTGCTCAAAAGAATCAGAAGGCTGCGGAGAATTGGGCTAAGAATCATCTGGGAGTTAAAAAGACCAATTATACGAAGCAGAGCGTTGAGGCCGTTAATAATACAAACCGGGCATTACAGAGACTCTACAGGGAGAATCCGGTCCTTCAGAATTTTGTTGACGAAATAGAATTTAAGGATAATATGTCTGCAACCGCACAGGCAAGCCTTCATTTTAGGAATGGACAATTTTATGCAAAGCTGACTTTTTCTTCTAACCAGTGTGCAGATAAAAAGACCATTCAGCAGCTGATTGATCGTGAAGTCGATCATGGATACTGGACAGATAAACGCGGATTGTATGGCATAGCTAAACATGAAGGTACCCATCTGTCGGAATATGCACTTACCCTAAAACGGTATGGAGTCAATAAAGATGGGACTGGTGGTGACGCCGTGGCTGCTATGAAGGCGATTAAAAAACATGAGATTGCAAATGAAATAAAGCAAAAAGCCCTTACGGCTTGCAGTATACCAGACGATCCTGCTATAATAGAGAAAAAGCTGTGTGGCTATGCCAATGTTTCCAGCGGTGAGTTTCTGGCAGAAGCATGTTCTGAATACAAGCCGAGAAAGCTTGCTGCTGAGGTGCAACGTCTGTTTAGAGAGGAGATGGAGAAGTAATGCTGTTTACGGTGCCGGAGAAAATCCGGAGAAAATTTCACTATTCCGAAGATGGCGGATATTTAGATGAGCCATACACAGAGGAAGAAAAAAGAATTTGTGATGAGTTTGTAGAATCAATCAAAAAAGCAGAAGATGATACAATCATCGAGGAATGAGAAACCACTGACCAGAAGGCCGGTGGTTTTTTCGTGCAGAAATCTGCCGACGGGCGTAAAACGGAAAAGGAGTAAGCAATGTATAAATTTATGAATAACCCATATTTACACGGCCCCTATATGGAGGCTGACAAAGGCGGCGGAGCCGGTGGTTCCGGTGCAGATGACGGCGCAGATGACGCTGGTGGTGACGACCAGGACGATGACGAATCGGACGAAGACGGTGACGATCAGGATGAAAAGAAGTTTTCCCAGAAGGACATCGATGAGGCGATAAAAAAACGCTTATCCCGTGAAAAACGGAAATGGCAGCGCGAACAGCAGAAGGGTGGCTCTGCAGGTGGATCCAACAAAGAGGATAAGCCTCAGGACGATGCCGGGGACTCCGAAGCTGATAAAAAAGCCAGAGCGGCTGAAGAGAAGGCCGCAGCCCTGGAAATGAAATGGACCTGCCTGGAACATGACGTCAACAAGGATTGTGTGGATGATGTCCTGGCCCTTGCCAAAGTGCACATGGCGAAGGATGAAGATCTGGACATTGAGGACGCGATTGACAAAGTGCTGAAGAAATATCCGCAGTTTAAGGATGGATATGAGGAATCCGATGTCGATGACGGGCAGGAAAAGAAAGGCTGGGGGCAGCGCCACGGTAAGCCCCAGAAAAAAGCAACGACCGTGGAAGATGAAATTAGAAAACAGTTGTTTGGAAAATAAGAAAGGTAAAGGTGATTGACTATGGCAGCATTTACGCTTGCACAGGCAAAGAATCTGAGTCAGGATAAGCTGACCAGCTATGTGATTGATGAATTTAGAAAGTCCCCCCTGCTGGACGCGATGGTGTTTGATGACACTGTGAAGCCGCAGGGTGGGAATACGATGACTTACGTCTACAATCGGGTGAAGACGTTGGCGACGGCTGCAGGAAGGGCACTGAATGCGGAATACATCCCGCAGCCGGCGGACACCGAACAGGTAAAGGTTGACTTAAAGGTGTTCGGCGGATCCTTCCAGATCGACAGGGTTATTGCGAACTATGAAAAGCAGGTGTTGGACCTGGTACAGTTTCAGCTGCAGCAGAAGACCACGGCTACACGGGCATTGTTTCAGGATTGGATGATCAATGGTGATTCTGCAGCCAGTGCAGTAGCATTTGACGGTCTGGCGAAGATTCTGAAAGGAACCAGCACGGAAGTTACCCTTGAAAGCGCAGCACTTCTGGATCTGTCCAGCGCGGCAAAGGTAAAAGAAAACTGGCAGTCCTTCCTTTACGAATTGAGGCAGGTTGAAAAGCTGCTTGACGGTGAGCCTGGTGTGATCCTGGTAAACAATGACCTGTTCGCGGTTTTCCAGTCGGTGGCAGACCTGTCCACTCAGTTCCAGCAGACAAAGAATGAAGTGGGAACGCAGATTGTGAAGTATGGCAATGCGACGATCATGAAGATGGGCGATAAGCCGGGAACATCAACCTCGATTATCCCGACGGACGCTACTACAGGAACTACAGACATGTATCTGTTCAGGATCGGTCTGGATGCTGTCCACGGTGTAACGCCGGAGGGCACAAAGGAGCCGAAGATCTATCTGCCGGATATGACCCGGCCGGGAGCCGTCAAGACCGGTGAGGTGGAGATGGTGGCTGCAATGGCTGTCAAGGCGACCAGATCCGCAGCAGTGCTGCATGGTATCCAGGTGGCGCCTGCTGCACCGACGGCATAAGGGAGGAGGCGGCTCAATGCCGTATGTAGACGAGGCATATTATAACGACACGTTCCATGGGGAGCCGGTGAATACCACCGACTTCCCTTCTCTATGCCTGCGGGCGGAAGAGACCGTGGAAGAGATGACAAGGTACCGCCTGACCCCCACATCATTTCTGGCCATGCCGGAGGATATTCAGGAGCGCGTGAAGAAGGCGGTATGTGCACAAATCGAATATCTTGACGCGAATGGAGGCGCTGATCTGGACAATGGATCGGATCTGCAAAGTGCTGGCCTGGGTAAATTCAATTACACTCTGGCAGCCGGTGCAAACGGCAGCTTCGGCCAGTCCATGTATGCCCCACGGGCCCAGCGGATCCTATTTCCGACGGGCCTATTATACCGGGGAGGTGGCTGCTGATGAAGCCGATCCCGAAGAAGTTGCTGATCCACACTGTCCAACTACAGGAAGTCAACGAAAAGGACGCCTGGGGAAACGAGATACTCGCTGATCCGGTTGAGCTGCAATATGTCCGCCTGGAGCCGTCCACCAAGTATGTGAAGGATAAGGACCATAAAGAGATTCAGCTGGCGGCCACGTTGTTTTACGATTGTCATAACAGCAGGCCCCGTGGCCAGACTTTCAGTGACGGGCAGGTGATCTCTTTCAACGGTGAACGGTACCGGATCCAGATTGTTGAGCCTCTGTATGATGGTCGCCGCCTTCATCACTATGAATTAGGGGTGATTCGGGATGCCTAAAATTAATACCAGGGTAACATTCAATCAGGCTTCGGTCCGGGCCAGGATCAAGGCGGCCAATGCCGGGGCCCTGCCGGCGGTATCCATGCAGGCTCTGAAGGACGCGAACCAGTATTGCCCGGAAGACCAGCATGATCTGGTGAACAGCAGTCTGACGAACAGTGAACCGGAAAAAGGTATCCTGCGGTGGGCCACTGTGTACGCCAGAATGCAGTATTACGGTGTTGCCATGGAGGGGAGGCCGCCGAAGGTAGCGACAGATCGTCCCCTAAAATACACCAAGGCCGGAGCGCAGAAGATGTGGGCGCATTATGCCAGGGCGAAGCACGGGAACGAATGGAAGAAGGTCTATCAGGCGGAATTTAGCCGATTGATGAAGAGGTGACGCTATGGAACCACAGGTTGAATTGATGGAGTTGATCCGAAAGACCATCAATAATAATTGCGGTATTGAAGTATGCCTGGATGGCACACCGAAGCGAGGCGGGGTGAGTGCAGAACTGAGCGCTGGATATGCAGACAGCTTGTATTACAGCAAGAAGTCGATTCGAATTATTCCAGTGTTGTTTCTCAGTAAGGGAAAGAATCAGGCTGCGTGTCTGAACCAGTTGTGCAGGATCTGTAATGACCTCCAGCACTTGAAACAGTGCCCGCAGGCGGAGGGATTTTCCTGGCTGGATTCTGCTACCGCCACAGAGCCAAACTTGGTGGGCCGCCAGGAAGATGGGCAGTGGATATACTCCGCAATCATGAACATGAAAATCTATTTTTGAGAAAGGAATTGGTGAAGAATATGGCAGAACCGGCATTACCGAAGAACACAATCACGCCGGAGATTAACTATGAGACAGAGGCGTATATCAATACAACACCTGAGACGGAACAGCCAACGTGGGCCAATATGGGGGAGCTGATGAAAAATATGTCCCAGTCCCTGAATGAAGTGTTATACCAGGCCAGTTACTACGCGGACAAGGGTTGGGGCAGCACCGAGGTCACGGGGGCGCAGATGACGCTTACCGTTACCGGAGATTGCAAAAAAGGAGACGCGGCGGCGGATTACCTGCTGTCCGATGATGTGCTGTACGGATTGGGAGACGCGCGCAAAACGCATTTGAAGCTGGTCCGGGGTACAAAAATTGTGATCTGGCCGGTGACACTGGCGAATGTCACGCCAGCATACGGTGACAGCAACCAGCCGAACGCTCTGACCGTTACGATCCATGGAAACGGCCGGCCGGTGATTGGCGATACTGCTACAGCGTAAGAGGGGTTGGGTACCCCTCTTTTTAATAGGAGGAAAGTATGGCATACCAGGCAAAACGAAAGAAACTGTATACAGAAGATTTTGAGCTTACCGAAGAAGATGGAACTGTTGTGCACACCCTGCATGTAGCCCTGGATCCGGATAACATGGCAAAGAAGTTATCTGAGAAGTACACAGCCCTTGTTAAAGCGCTCCAAGAAGTGCAGGGGATCAATGCCCAAAAGGATCCTGGAGCAGCGCTGGAGACAGTGGGAAACGCTGTCACCGATATCTTAGAAGCCGTGTTTGGAGCGGACGACACAAGGGTAATTGTGGAATTCTACAACGGACACTATATGGAGATGTGCACGGAGGTTATGCCATTCGTGACCGCTACTGTGATACCGGCGGTTCGGCGGATAGCTCGGGAGAATAAGAAGGTTGTCGCAGCAGGATACAATCGAAAACAGCGTCGGCTGTTTGGAAAGAAGTGAGTCTATGGGATTCCTGACAGATTACGAGGACAATATAATTCTATTTCAGGGCCGTAAGTACAGGCTGGATCTGGCATATGATTCTGTTCTGAATGTGCAGCGCATGTTTCGTGAGAAGCTGCTTGACGAGGCGGATATGTTGATGGAATCTCTAAAAATTCTTGGCATTGCGGAAAATGATATTCGAAAACTCAGTTGGTCTGAACGGTCTGAGCTATTAGAGCAGATCTGTACTGAGAAGATTGCCACCCGCCCACGGCCCAGAGTAGGAAAGCAACAGAGACTTTTTGATTTTGAAGATGATGGGGAATACATCTATGCCTCGTTCCTCCAGGATTATGGGATGGATCTGATTGATCATCAGGGGCAACTCCCATGGCAGCGATTCATTGCCCTATTCCAGGGATTATCCGATAAGACGAAAATCAAAGAGGTTATGCGGATCCGCGGCATGGAACTGCCGGCACCAAATAAACACAACCAGAAAGAGATTCAGAATTTGGCTGAGTTGAAAGCTTATTATGCGCTTGGATATCGGGAGGACAACGGGAAGGAGGGGCTTGACCGGCTGTTTTCGACATTGGAGGGTATGGCTCAATAGAAGGTAGGTGAATAACGTTGGCTGGCAGGGACGGCGAAGTTGTATTTGAGATAAGAGGTGATGACAGTAACCTAAACCGGGATCTGTCTGCGGCTCAGCAGAAAGTAGAAAAGTCTACCCAAAAAGGTGCTGAGAAAACGGAACAGATTGAACAGAAAACAGCGGAATCAGTGAAGGAGTCAAAAGCTGATGTTACTGAGTATCACGAGCAGCAAAACGATCAGCGCGTGAAGGATGACCAAGAAGCCGGGAAGCAGCGTGAGGAAGCAGAACGGTCTACAGGCGAAAAGATCAAAAGCATTGCTGGAGGAACAGCGAAGGCGATTGGCGCCGGGATGCTTGCTGCCGGAGCAGCCGCTGTATCCGTCGGGACCATGGCGGTCAAGAGCGCCACCGACATGGATCAGGCTATGAATCAGTTCATCTCAAGCACCGGGAAAAGTGTTGAGGAAACAGAGAAGTACCAGAAAGTCCTGGAAAATATCTATACCAATAACTATGGAGACTCGTTTGAGGATATAGCGGATTCTATGGCTGTTATGCAACAGCAGATGGGCTATATCGAAGATGATGAACTTCAGGGACTGGTTGAAAGTGCGTATGCCCTGCGCGATACGTTTGGTTATGAAGTGCCTGAATCAGCGCGGGCGGCGTCTACCATGATGACCCAGTTCGGGATATCGGGCGAGGAGGCCATGAGCCTGATCGCTGCCGGCGCTCAGAATGGTCTGGATTTCTCCGGAGAATTGCTGGATTCCATCAATGAGTATTCTGTGCAGTTTGCAAAGGTAGGACTTGACGCCGACGATATGTTCAAGATCTTCCAGCAGGGCGCAGCCTCCGGCGCTTGGAACCTGGATAAGATCGGCGACGCGGTAAAAGAGTTCTCTATCCGGGCGATTGACGGTTCCGATTCCACTGCGGAGGGTTTCGAAAAGATTGGTTTGAATGCGGATGAAATGGCCGATAAGTTTGCCGCTGGTGGTGATACCGCAAAAACAGCGTTTCAGGACACCATCCGGGCGTTGGCCGCTATGGAAGACCCGCTGGAACAGAATATAGCTGGAACGGATCTGTTCGGGACTATGTGGGAGGACTTGGGACCAGAGGCCGTGGCAGCTCTGGCTGAGATAGAAGAGGGCGCCTATGATACGGCGAATGCCATGGACACCATTAAGGAAGTGAAATATGATGACCTTGGTTCAATGCTGGAAGGCTTAAAGCGCAGCGCTGAAATGCTATTGGTGCCCCTGGGAGAACAGCTAATCCCGATTCTGACCGAATTGATTGAGGCGGTCCTGCCTATGCTACAGGAGGCGCTGCCGCCGATTATGGAGATTGCCGGGCAGTTGATTGAGCAGCTTACACCAGTGATCGAGGAACTGCTGCCGATATTGCTGGATACATTTTCACAGCTCATCCCTCCATTGATGGATATTGTCAATGCGGTACTCCCACCGCTGGCTATGCTGCTTACACAGTTATTACCACCATTAACTCAGATCATCAGCGCGCTGCTGCCACCGCTCATGCAGCTTATCAGTGCCTTAATGCCTGTATTTCAATCACTGCTTTCCGTTTTGATGCCGGTGATCAACTGCTTTATACAGTTGCTTAGTCCGATTGTGCAGCTGATCAGCAGCGCCCTGGTGCCATTGGTTGACGCCCTGACGCCGATTATCAGTACCATAGCTGATCTTCTGGTCCCAGTATTACAGGTGCTCCTGTCTGCGGCAAGTGAAGTGTTCTCTGGTTTGGCGGAGCTTATAGGCAACCAGATCCAGAGGGTAACGGACATCCTGAATAATGTTATCGACTTTATTAAAAATGTGTTTACCGGGAACTGGAAGGGCGCCTGGGAGAATATCAAGAACATTTTCAAAACCATTGTGGATGGGCTGAAGGAAGTATTCAAGTTTCCAATCAATGCGATTATCGATCTGATCAATGGATTTTTGAAGGGTTTGAACGGCATTAAAATTCCGGATTGGGTACCGGGGGTAGGTGGAAAAGGGTTTAATATCCCGACGATCCCCCGCCTGAAGGCTGGTATTGACTTTGTTCCGGGAGACTACTTTCCCGCTTACTTGGATTATGGTGAGCGTGTTTTGACACAGCAGGAAAACCTGCGGTTTTCCGCTTTGGGAGGTCTGGCCGGTATGGAAACAGCGCTGAGCCAGGGCGGATATGATTCAGGGCAGAAAATTGTGCTGGGAAAAGGCTGCATTATCGTACAGACCAACATTGAAGGCAAGGAGGCAGCCCGCACGCTGGCACCGTACATGGATACGGAGTTGGGAGATGTGAAAGAAGTCGGAGGGAGGAACGAAGGGTGAATGTGACAATCGGTGAAAAGAAAACATTCGATGACTGGGGATTGAAATTGCGGTCCCTAGTCATTGGATTTCCCGAAGCGAAGACCAATACTGTGGATGTGCCAGGAGCCGATGGCCTGTTGGACCTGTCCGAAGCACTGGGGACTGTCAGATATGGGAACCGTGAGCTGGAAATGATCTTTGACGTGATGGGGGAACCAGAACGATGGCATAGCCTGACCAGTCAGATCGCCAACTACCTGCACGGGCAGCGTTTGAAGGTGATTCTGGATAGTGATCCGGGGTACTATTACATAGGCCGTCTGGCGCTTGACTCTGAGAAAAGCGATTATCTAACGAACCAGATCACGATATCGGGCGATATGGACCCGTACAAATATGAGTTGCTTTCCAGTTTGGAAGATTGGCTGTGGGATACGTTAGACTTTGAAACTGGCATAATACGAGAGTATAAGGATTTGGAGGTGAATGGAAGCCGGACAGTCACAATACCAGGGACACGCAAGGAGATCATCCCTACCTTCATTGCCAGTGTAGCCATGCAGGTGGAATGGAATGGAATGCGGTATGATATGCCGGCAGGAGAAACTAAACTGTATGCCATATCGTTGGTGGAGGGAGAGAACATCCTGACTTTCTACGGTAACGGCACAGTAAGCATTGATTATAGAGGGGGGATCCTATAATGTATAGAGTCATGGTGATAACAGAAGGAATTGAGTATCCGCTGCATGAGCCGCGGGACAATGAAGGAGAGCTACAGCTGATCGATCCGGTAGTAACCTTGGAGATGGGAAAGAACGGGCAGCTGACTTTCATGATTGCTCCCGGCCATCCCCACAAGGATAAGGTTCAGCCACTTAAAAGTGAGATCATTGTGTACCAGGACAACGAAGTGATTTTTGCCGGCCGGCCAATCGGTGGCGAGGATGATTTCTATAATCGTGGTAAAGTGACCTGTGAGGGTGAACTGGCATATTTAATCGACAGCATCCAGCGTCCTTACAATTTTTCGGGGAATGGGGCGGAGTTTCTGAGGCAATGCCTGGAGGTACATAACGAACAGGTGGAGGAGCGTAAGCAGTTTCTGATCGGTAATGTGACGGTGCCGGATTCGGCCGCAGAGATCAACCGAAGTAACACCGATTGCGAGAACACCTTGAAAACGTTGAAGTCTCAGCTGGTAGAACGTAACGGCGGTTATTTGCGGGTACGGCGCGCTGGCGGAAAAAAGTACCTGGACTATGTGAATGACTATGGTGGGATTAATAGCCAGGTAATCCGGTTTGGCGAGAATTTGCTGGATCTGTCCAAGCATGTGAAGCCCACCAGCATAATTACTGCGCTGATCCCCTATGGTGCTACCATCGAGAGCGAGGATTCAGAAGCAGAAGATAAGCGGTTGGACATCACCAGCGTGAATGGCGGAAAAGATTATATCTATGATCAGGCGGCAGTGGACACATATGGATGGATCTGGGGCGTGCAGACTTTTGATGATGTGACGGATCCAGAAGCATTGCTGGCGAAGGGGAAAGCATACCTTCAAGAGGCTATTGCGCTGCCGGTGACACTGGACCTGAAAGCTGTGGACATGAGTCTGATCGATGTAGATATTCAACAGCTGCGGGTAGGGTATTGGACGCAGGTGGAGAGTGTACCACATGGGATCAGCAAGCGGTTCATGCTGTCAAAAAAGACCATCCATCTGGATAACCCTGGAAAGGACGAGGTGATTCTGGGGCAGACGCTGCCGACATTCACAGCCAGTGCCAATAAGGACCAAGCAGCTATAACAGACCGGATCAACCGCGTGGCTGACAGCACTGTCAGGGAGATCAACAAGAAGGTGGAGAATGCTACGCAGTTGATCACCGGTGGAAAGGGCGGATATGTTGTGCTGGATGTAATGGATCCAGAAACAGGAAAAAAGACGCAGCCTTGGAGGATCCTGATCATGGACACGCCGGATAAAGAGACGGCGAAAAGTGTGATCCAGATCAATAAAAATGGGATTGGATTTTCGACGAACGGGATCAACGGGCCGTATCGCAACGCTTGGACGATTGACGGGAACCTGGTGGCGGATTTCATTACTACGGGGACAATGGTTTCCGAGAGGGTACGTGGCGGAGTATATGAAGTCGGTGGGGCAGGGCTTGCTAAAGATGGACGGATTGTAGTTAAGGACGCTTCAGATCGGATGATAGGTTACTGGGACAAAACAGGACTGTATGTTTTGCAAGGAATAATTGAAGGGAGCCGGATACGCGGCGGTACTATTGCTGTAGGGCCGCTATCAGCTGACTCTGGCGGCGTGTACTTTGGCGACTACTACGTGTCAGCAGATGGCAGTAACGAGCTTAGTTCCGAAAATGGATGGATAAAAATTAACACAAATGACCGTCCGGCGGGAAGTCCTGGCGGAGACTACGCTTCCATTTTCATTGGTGGTGATAAATATAATGGTGTGGAAATAACTGGCACAGGGGAAGTAACATGTGGAGATGTATACGCTATCGGGTGCCAGCTTGCACAAGGAAGCAGTAGGTTATGGGGCTTGGGTGAAACCATTGATTGGATGTGGGAAGAAATACAGAAATTAAGAGCAGGAGTTTGATTTCTCTCCTATTTTATGTTATCCTGTAATTAAAGATATCATAAATTCAGTAGGAGGAAGTGCACAATGAGAAGGATTAGAACATGCCTGCTTTTAACATTGCTGATTACTTTGGTGATTCCTTTTACAGCATACGGAGAAGGAATGTCGAAAGTCGGAGGAGGAAAAAAAGAAGCTATTTGGATGTATGTAACAGATGAGGAAGATGAGCATGGGATTCCTATTTGCTTGACTAATCAATGGAAACAAGTATGGGATTATTGGTATTATTTTGGAGAGAACGGGAAGTCTATTCAAAGCGCCTGGAAAGAGATCGACGGGAAGTGGTACTATTTTGATGAGTATAGCATAATGCTCCACGACACCACCACTCCAGACGGCTACTATGTCGGTTCAGATGGGGCGTGGGTGCAGGACGAAACAGCAGCACAGTAAAAGTTACAGAGACTGAGAGCGAGGAGAGATCCCCGCTCTTTTTGATTGCAGAAAAAAGGATGGTGATAATATGGCAAACCAGCCGGTACATGTGAATATCAACCAGGACATCCAGGACTGGACAATCGCCCGGTACGGCCGCCAGGTCCGCGCGGCGAACGTGTCAGCCCTGACCAAGCTGCAGGACCAGGCCAACGCCGCGGTGGATTACGTGATAGAGAAGGGCGAGGCTGTGGATCAGGCCGCCCAGGACGTCCAGACGGTCCGCCAGGAGGCACAGGGGGCCGTGGACCATGCTAACGACATCACAGCGGAGTACAAGCAGTACGCTGACGATAAGCTGGCAGCGATGGAGCTGGAGCGGCAGGCGGCACAGACGGCCCGGACTGGATCGGAGGCTGCGGCCACCCTGGCGGAGAGCTGGGCGGTGGGCGGCACTGGCAGCCGGCCGGGAGAAGATGGAAACAATAGCCAATTTTGGGCAGAAAAATCAAAAGACGATGCCACGCGGGCCTCTCAGGAAGCAGACCGGGCCGCGCAGTATGCTGGTATCGTAGCACCGGGATTTCTGGTGGATCCGGAAACAATGGTACTATATATGAAAGTCGGCGTTGGAGTGGATTTTATCGTTACAGATGACGCAGAGCTCTGCTGGAAGATCGCATAGGAAGGAGAATAGAATCATGTCAATACCAACAGGATATGAGAAATTGGCCGTGATAGGGATCGCTTGGAAAAACGAGTATGTCCAGGGCACGGCCTATAAGACGATGAACGCTGTCTATTACAATGGGTCCACATACGTGGCGCTGCGGGACAACCCCACAGGTCCGCCGGCCGCGGATGGTGCCAACTGGCAGTATCTGGCCAAGGGATTCGAGCAGCAGTTACTGTCAGCCATCACGGCCCTGGACACCAGCGGGGTGCTGGGCCAGGCTGGGGCAAGTGTAGGTGGCCAGGCACTGATGGATGCGATTGCGGATAAGGTGATGACCAAATTAGTGGAGAGATCCTCCATCGTCCAGACGGAGAGTACAGACCCCACCACGGTGCCGTCCAGCCCCTATTTCAAACAAGTCACTGATCGGGTAATTAGTGATTTAGCTACATCCCAAAATGCCGTACTACTATATTCAGGAAATATAAAGGCCAACGACGAAATAAGTATCCCTACCTTGCACAAGTATAAATTATTCCATCTTGGCGATACCCAAAACGAATTGTACGGATGTGATGTAGGTGGGGTTGTTGGAAATGTATTACAGTTTAACCTATTAGGCTCGGTGTCAGGAAGAGCTGTATTTTCAGCGATCAAACTTCACATCAACAGAGAAAATACTCTAAAAGTAATTTTCAATACGCAAGTCAACATTAACACTAATAATGTTATAGAGTACGTTGGACTAGATAGAGAGAGTCCAATAAAACTATGGGGAGTGCCTTTGATATAATTGATCATTTTAGAATCAAAGGCACATGAAAATACATCCAGCTATCACTTGTAAAGTCACTGTATGGTGTCATGCTTACTAAATTATTTTCAATACTAATGAAGGCAAATATATTACGACCTGTTGTTATAATAGCATAATAATTCTGACAGTCAAATGGCACTGTGCCAAGCTGATAATTTGTATCAGCATTCATGGGTGATTTGACATTCTTTGCATATGATAATATTGCGGCCTTGCCAGACAATCGCCATATAATGTCCATATAGGAACTATTAATAATTCCGGATTTTACAGTTAAATCACTATTTGTCCAAGAAAGAAACCCATTCACCAGGACCTGCACAGGGTCCTATTTTGTTGCCCGGCGAGGCCGGAGAAAGGAAAAAATATGAATGAGAAGATCGTATTGAAAAACAACAAGGAGTACCCACTGGTCATCGGTGGGACATCCTCCACACCCAGCACTCTGCGGCTGATCTTCCAGGCAGGCGAGCCGCTGGAGGACATCGTGGCCGTGTTTGCGGATCCAGAGGCTACAGCACAGATCAAGACCATCAACGAGGAGGGCAGCACGCTGGCTGTATACGACGGATACACAGTGTTGGGTAACCCCAAGGCGATTGACGATCACTACCTGATAACGCCGGAGCAGTACGACGCGGATGGCGCTGTCACCGCGGAGGCTCTATATGGCCGTGTGGCACTCCTGACGCTCTCACAGCCGGGCGTAGACGCCAAGGTGGACCAGAACAGGGCTGACATTGATTTTCTGGCCATCATGACCGGAACAGACTTATAAGGAGGTATTGAGACTATGAACGTAAAGGCATTGGCGCAGAAGTATTATCCGAAACTGTGGGATATTGACCGCTTGAAGGCCCTGGTGGCCGCTGGCAAGCTGACAGAGGCAGACTATAAGGAGATTACTGGAGAAACGTATACGAAGGGAGTATAAGACGATGAAAAAAGAATATGTGATTGCAATTCAGGGAGCACTGGCAGCGGCCGGTGCTTTTCTTTCGGACCGCCTCGGGGTCCTATTCCCGGTGCTGTGCCTGCTGGCCTGCGCAATGGTGGCCGATTACGTCAGCGGAATGTTGGCCAGCAAGCGGGAATCCCTGGATCACCCAGGGGATCCAGCCTATGGATGGTCCAGCGCCCGTGGTGCCAAGGGGATCATCAAGAAGGTCAGCTACCTGTGCGTTATTGCCGTGGCCATGATGGTAGACTATGTGATCGCCGTGGCCGCCGGGTACCTGGACATCGTAATGCCGGTGACGGCCTTTTTCGGGCTGTTGGTGGCAGTTTGGTATCTGTTGAACGAGCTCCTGTCGATCATCGAGAATGCTGGCCGGATGGGCGGCCCGGTGCCAGAGTGGCTGCGCGGGTACATCGCGGTGCTGAAGGACAAGATCGATAGCGATTATGACCCGGGACACAAGAAGGCCTGATTGGAGGTGATCCTGACATCTCCCGGCTGCAGGGTTACGCGGCACTGTTGTGATATCGCAACGGTTGTAACGTCACAACTTTTTGGCCCTGGGAGATCCCGGGGCCTTATTTCATCTTATAAAAGACAAGGAGGTAAACACTATGAGAGATATTACGTTATGCCATCCCCGCCTGCAGCAGCTGGCCGCCAAGTGGGTCCAAGCCTGTGCAGCACAGGGAATTATCGTGGGAATCGCGGAAACCTTACGAACCGTAGAAGAGCAGGAAGCGTTATATGCCCAGGGCCGCACCAAGCCCGGTCAGATTGTGACCAATGCCCGGGGCACATCCTATCGTTCTCAGCACCAGTGGGGCATTGCCTTTGACTTTTTTCTGATGATGGACGTGGACGGCGACGGCAAGACCAGCGACGACAGCTACAACGACAGCACCGGCCTCTTCGAACGGGCCGCGGCCATTGCCAAGTCCCTGGGCCTGGCTTGGGGCGGAGATTGGCCCAGTCTGGAGGACAAGCCCCATCTGTACTTGCCGGACTGGGGCAGCACGCCCACTCAGCTGATCCAGACCTACGGTACCCCGGAGGCATTCATGCGGACCTGGGCGCCGGCCGCGGGCTGGGTCCGTACCGGGATCGGCTATTGGTACCGGCGGCCAGATGGCAGCTACCCCGCGAACCAGTGGTGTGTGATCAACCATCACTGGTACCTGTTCAATCCGGATGGGTATATGTGCACCGGCTGGCACCGCTGGGATGGCCGCGTATGCGATCCGGCTGACGGTACCGGCGACTGGTATTTCCTGGACAATACTCTGAACGGTCCCCTGGAGGGTGCCTGCTGGCACACCCGGGACAACGGGGCCCAGGAGATCTGGGAGGTGAACCTGGCTGACCAGATTTAAGCATAATAGGCGCAGAGATGTCGACATTAATTATTCCATTGCCTGCAGGAAAGAACATATGCGTTTGAGGAAAAATTTACCATCATCAGTTAATGTACTCCAGTAGTATAATTAACTTATGAAAATTCTGCTGAAGAAAATAAGATTAATTCGAGGTTTATCCCTCCGGCAGGTTGAGCGAATGACGGGAATTTCAAGATCCGCACTAGAAAGAATTGAATGCGGAGAGGTTAGCCCGACTATGCAACAAATGGAAAAACTTGCCATTGGATTACATGTTAAAATAGTCGATCTTTTTGAGTCAGCAGAAAAAATGTAAAAAGTGTCCCGATATCGGGACGATAAAAGGAAGCATTTGCAATTCTTCGTTTTAAATTATATAGAAACGTAAGGAGGTCGGGATGGATCAAACGAAAGAAGAGATTGCAAAAATTTATTGTTATTTGCTGGAACTGGATGGAGAACAACTAAGTTATCTTGAAAATATTGTTTGTGACGGCCAACCAGAAAGAATGAGTAAAGAATTAGTACATAGTTTTTTTAGAAGTGTAAAGAGGAAGAGGAGCCAATAGCGGCTCCTCTTTTTGGGTAGGCAATGTCTACCATTTGCCAACCTTGTACAAGTTTTGCTATGGTACACCTGGTTATGCTATAATACTTCTGGTTTTTTTGTTTCTTAAAAATCACTTGTTTTAAAATACTCCTGGTTACGCTATAATATTGTATAACACACGTAGTTTCTATATTCCAACAAACGAGGCATGTTGAGTCGGTAATAATGATGCGGAATTGTGGTTTGAAAGGGGAATATAGAAATTAAATACAAGATATAGTACTTTTGGGAAAATGAATATGTTTTTGTTGTTGTAATTCTACTGCTTTTCAGAAATATAAAGAGCATATTAAGGAAAGGTTACTGTCATTGTGCGGGAAGTTAAAGTGAGGAGTTAAAATGGCTGATTTTCAAAAAGAAAATGATGATTGGAAAAATGTATTACGTTCAGAAATCATAACCGCATTAACTGGGAGCTCCCAGGAAAAAAAGCAGGCGTATAGTCAAATCGGATATTATTATTTATGTTCTGCGCCGGCCTCTCTTTATAAATATTACAGCGATACTTCTTTAAAACTTGAAACTGTTAGGGAAAATAAACTGTGGTTTTCTGCACCGTGCAATTTTAATGATGTTTTTGATTGCGATATTTCGATAGACGAAAAAGAATTGTTCAATTGTGTGTTGAAAATGCTTCCAGATAAAGTAACAATCCGTCCAGGAAGCCCAATGTGGTGTAATCTTAAAGGAGAGATGGGGCAGCAAGTGCGGAAGTTAAAGACTACTTTTAAAGATTTAAGAGAAACAACTGGCATATCATGTTTGAGTGAGTCAGATGATTCTTTACTAATGTGGGCTCATTATGCGGATAACCACTGCGGAATGTGCGTCGAATATAATTTGTTGGAGCTAAATAGGCAATTAAGTTTCACACCAGTTCCCGTAGTATACTCTGATGATAGAGTGCGTTTTTGTTCACTTAAGCCAGAAACTGTTGAAAAAAATTCTCTAACTGTTTTTATCCAAAGTATTACTACAAAATCCTTGGAATGGAGTTATGAAAGGGAATGGAGAATTATTCAGGATAAAGGGGCTTGCGGAGATAGGTGGAATATTAATAATAAGGGGGCACTACTTGATATGATCGTTCCCAGTTCTGTGATTCTGGGGTGCGAAGCAAAACAGGAATTTGAAAAAGCTGTTAAAAGATATTGTGAAGCCAGCAAAATAAATTTATATAAGATGGAAAAGGATAAAGCTTTATATCGTTTAAATAAGCATTCTATATTAGAATTTGATTAAAAAGGAACGATACAATGTATATGATCCTCCAATAGTGATACGTAGGCAAAAGTATCGTTATTTATATAATAGAAGATGGTTTGGCAAAAATAGATATAACTTTTGGTGGAGCTACTTCAAAGAATTACTTGAAAGCATTAGAGATATACGTGCTTCGGAGAAGGTATTTAACAGATAGGTTTTAAAAATTTATGCAACAAGTATTGATTATGATCCGAAAGTAGAAATATCTATATTTAGTTAGATGTGCCTGATTACTGTGGTGCAGTAATTGCTTAGGATTAACAAAAAAAGATTGAAAAAGCGAATGGGAAAACGGACAATACGCCAGATGCCGAGTAGATATATACTTTTAAAAAGATTTTTTAATACTCTTACGAATTAGTTTGAGGATTGTACTGTTGATAGAGAGTGTTGACTTATACCTCTTTTTAGAAGCGTTGAATTATTTGTACATCCTGATAAGAGTTAATTGGTGGAATGGTGAGGTGAGAAATTGGATAATCGAAATCAAATGGGAAAAAATAAAGATGGAGTAA